CCCCCGCCGATGGCGAAGTCTTGACCGTTAGCACCCGCTGCAATATAGGTAGAGCCAATACCCTCAACTAAATTATCATGGATAAAGAGGTGATCCGATTCGCGCCAAACGATAGAGCCGCCAGCATGATCGAACAGGCGATTCCCGTAGATTTGCACGTAATCGCAATGACTCAGATAGATACCTGCCACGCCGTTGTAACTTGTAGAAGCGGGAAGAAACTCACCAGCAGCGCCGCCTCGGCCGTAAAACACGCCACCCTTAACCGAAAACTTAGTGCACGCCTCAATGCGCAAGGTCTTAGAGTTGTTTGTCTGCTGGCGAAAGCGGGCACCTTGCAGATCAAGAACAAAACTATCGATCCCGCTAACTACCACATCACTGCCGTGGATCAGATACTCGCCAGACGCCCTGAGCGTGTCGCCCGGCTGCAAGGCTGCGGCAGCCGCCACCCAAGCCGCCGTGTCATTTGCTGCCCCGTCACCTACGGCTCCATACTGCTCCGGAGTAAGTACCCTGCCGAGCGTTTTTGGAAGAGGGGCACCCCGGAAGAAGACCAGCATCGCTCCGTCTTCTTCGGCTAGCTGTTGCCGCAGCTCGGTCGAGCTATCTGCGACTGGAAGCGCTGTCGTTGGGTTCCCTTCAGCATCGAAGGCAAGCAGCTTTCCGGCGCGCTGTACTGCAGATGGAATCCTTGCTGGCTCTGGATCCGTCTCTGCTACGCGCAATGACCGAGCGATGTCCGACTGATGCTGCTGAGCAATCATTGTGAGTAGATCGAATGCATCTTCATGCACTTCTGCAAAGAACTTGCCCTGATTGCGCAGATCGGTCATTTGCAAAATATCAACAACCCGCGACACGAATAGACGTTTTCCTACCGCTGGCGCCACTACTACGTTGATCAACCCCCCTTCTTCGTCGCCTTCGCCGCTGACCGTGTAGTCCGAGTTCAGCGTAAGCAATGATGAGAACCCAGTCGCATCATCTGCGAGCATGACAATTAGGTCGGTGTCATTGTTGAACTTGAACGCGATCGGGAAAATCTGCGTCACTCCGTTACCGTTGAAGCTGGCGACGTTTGTGCTGGTTTGAACGGTCATGGCCGGTCCTTTTCGTGCGGGCAATAAAAAGCCCCGCTCATTGGCGGGGCCTGGAATTTGGGCAATAAAAAACCCGCCGAAGCGGGTCTTTGGTGTTTCGTTGGCGCTACGTCATTTGCGCGGCAAGCCAAGCGGCGGCGATAACACCGCCGACGGCGAGGCCAATCCAGCCGGCAGCCTTGGCGCCGTCACGCGCAGAGACAAGCAGGTCGCCAGCCGACCGAATGCGGCCGTGGTAATGCTCAGCCGCTACCGAGACAGCAACCACCGAGGCGAGCAGATACGCGACGATTATTCCGTACAGCCTGAGCTGGCCTGGCAGCACTAGGCCCGCAGCGACCGCAACCAGTAGTGGCGCGAAAAAGATGATCGAGCCGGCCACGAGCATGTGTTACCTCGCAATCCCTAGCGGGTCCAGGTAGGTCTGTGATGGCCGCAGCAAGAACTGCTGGGCGTTCTCCTTTTCTATCCGGCGCTCCATGCGGCGCAGCGCCCCAGGGTTGAGGGCCTCCTGCACACTGTGCAAGAACAGATAGTCCATGGCTGTGCGAGTGTAAAACAAATTCGCGAATGGCGTGTTCTGGATAGCGAAGCGGAAGCTGGCAGCCGCCGCGTCGTCGCCGTCACGCATCCTGGCGAGCAGGTCATACCCACCGTCGATCAGGCCTAGCGTCGGGCCGGACAGAGACTGCGTAAGCCCGCCACCGAAGCGGTTTGCCTCACCGAACAGGAAGTCACCGTACAGGCCCAGCGCGCCACCCTGCAACATGGCAGCCACCCAAGTCTTCGGGTCGTCTGCCGGACGAGGCTCGCGCCCTTTCAGCAGATCCTTCGTGGCCATAGCGCCATAGCCGAACAGCGTGGTCCACAGCATCAGCTGAGCGATACCGAGCTTCTCGCCGTTGCCACTGCGCATGGCCTGGATCAGCTCGCGGCCAGGGTTTGCGCCGTAGGCACCTGGTTGGTAACCGCGCCCGTACAGCTCCCGGCCGATCGACTTCTGCAGTACTGCCACAGGGAACGCCTTGAACTGACCAATGAAGCGCGCAAGCTCACCAAGCACCGTACCTGGCTGACTCCCTCTGCGCATCATTGCCCGCGTTCTTGCGTCCGGCTCAATGACCGCATAGCTGGCCCGGTCGGTGATGTAGCTGCGCAAGCTGCCACGCAGTTCCTCGCGCAGCTCACCGATGGCAGCAGCATTGACCGTGCGGCCCTTGCTGGTGAGATAGCCGGCGAGATCCGCGTCGGCGATATCGTCAATGCCCTGGGTGGTCATATACTCGCGGCCGTCGGCCAGCTTGGCGCCAGTGTTGCGCACCAGGTCCCACTTGCCGGCGTCGAAGTCGAACAGCTCGAGCGTGCGCCGCAGATCCTGATCCATCTTGCCCCAGTCGAGCGATCGGTTATAGGCAAGGAGATGGCTCATCATCAGCGCCGCGGTGCTGCGCATGGTGTCGGTCCACCAAGTTCCAAGGTTCAGCTTGAAGAAAAGCTGCTGCGCTCGGCTCATCTTGCCGCCCAATGAGTCATCGGCACTGAACCTGCTCACTACTTCGCCGCGCACGCTGTCGAAGAACACGCCAAGCGTCGAGAGGATTTCCCTTTGCTCTGCTGTTTTCCTGCCTTGGGTTAGCCCTGAAATCAGCGTACCCATAGATGAAAGCATTCCCTGCCCCTGGTATCGCATCTCGCTAGCCGCCACAGGAAGGTCTGCCACTGCCGAGATCACCATACCGCCGAGCTTGGCCATCGACTGCCAGGCGCGTACATTGGCAGCTACACGGGCGCCTATATGGTTTACGGCCATGCGTGAAGTGCCGTCGACCTCTGAAAAACGCGTCTTAAGCAGCCCCTTGCGATCGTTGTTGAATTTCTTCAGCCCTTCCGGATCATCCTTCAGATCCATCTGAAGCTCATCGAGCGCAGCGTTCCAGTTGCTTTCCGGGTTTGTTCCAAGTCGGCGCATCAAGCCGGTACTTTCACCAGACCGATCTAGCCCACCAATGAACGCCTCGCGCAGCGAGCCTGTTCCATAGACCTTGTTGTACTGATTCCAGGCAACGCCGTCCTTGAAGTGCAGGACGCGCTCAGCGCTGACCTTCTTGGCCAGGTTGCGGGGGCCTTTAAAGCCTGTCGGCTCAGGCGTCGAAACCTTCAGGTGCACACCTGAAACCAGGTTGTTATAGGTGGCCATCAGGAATCCGTCGACATCCGAACCAGCCTCAAAGGTCCGCTCGTCCAGCAGCGGCAGGATCTCGTCGCGCCACTGCTTGAAGCCAGCGCGCTGCAGTTTGTACGGGTCATGCGACTGGCGCACCACATAGCCAGGCAGCTTGCGGATGAAGGCGCCTGCACGGTTGGCGTCGATGCGCGCAGCCTCCTGGTACTTCTGCATGATCTTGGCGATCGATACCGCTTCTTTGCTCAGGCCGTCCAGCGGCTTGTCCATGCCGATACGCCAGAGCGAGTCGGCGATGTCCTGATCCAAGTCGCCGCGAGTCAGGAAAGGCAGCAGCCCCTCCTTCTCGATGTCGTTGAGGAACCCGGCGATATAGGCCTGGCTGAGCTGTTTCTGCTCGGCCGCGACCGACCGGCGCGCGCCCGCCCGGGTAACGTTGGTGCCGACAAGGAAAGACTCGAGTCCGAGGTCTGGCCGATCTGACCAGGTGCTGCGAATGTAGCCGACCAGCTCAGCGCGACGACGAGCGTTGAGCAGTGCGTTGCGCTTCTCGATCACGGCAGCCAGCTTGACCTGGTTCCCCATCTCGTCAGCGGCACGCATTGCTGCCTCTTCCAGGCCGAGCATGCCGTCAGTCGCCTGCAGCTGGTTGATGCGTGCCTGCAGATCGCCAACAAGCTCCGTCAGCTCTTCGAGATCAAGCTCGCGCCCGGCGGCCTTGGCGGCGGCCTGGATGGTATCGATGCAGTCTTGAGCAGCCATTACGTCCTCAACTGACAGAGTGCCGCGGCCCGGTAGGCGGCGGCGTAGGTTTCAGCGTCTGCGGCCAGCACATTTGCATCGCGCAGATAAGGGGCGACGTCGAGACCAGCCTGTGCCGCAATCTCTTCGGTCAGCGCCAGTTCGTCTTCCAGCATTTTCTGTGCGCCGGGAAGATCAGTCCCGTCCAGCATTTTGGCGGTTTCGTCTGCGGCATATCCGGCAATTTCGCCTTCCGGATCAGCTACGGTCTCGACCGGCTCCTTGATGCGCTGAAGCGCGGCAGCGCGCTTTGTGGGGTCGGCCAGGTCGAAGATGGCCTCGACATTGACGGGTCGGCCGGTGACGGACTGCGCCACCGCGGCGCGCAATGCTGTCTCGCGGACTTGCCACGGAGCAGCCTCGGCTTTCGATCTGGCCGTCTGGCGCAGGTCGAAACCGCTGGCGATCCGATTGGTCTCGGCGTCGATTCGCTCTTGGTAGCGCTGCGGAATCTCGCCGCGCTGAAGGGCGCTGAGTTCACCCCTGGCGATCTCTGCTTGCCGATTCACATCGGTTGCAGACTCCAGCTCGGCCTGCTTACGGGTCATGCGCTGGCCTTGGAACTCCTTGGCGCGAGCCTTGAAAGTGTCGTCAAGCGTGTCTAGCGTGCGCTCAACGGCCGCCTGCTCGACTCGAAGATCGCGCACGTTCGGCAATCGCCCGGCAGCAACCTCAGAAAGCTCGGCCCGGATCTCAGGGATCAGCGCCTCACGCGCCTGCCGGCCTGCATCCTCGGCCAGCCTGACGCGGTCAGCCGCAATGCCACGCTCGAGCGAATCACGCAGTGCGAGCATGGGGTTCTCGTCCACCCGCAGCGCGAACTCCTGCGCGGCAGCTCGTGGCGTAGCCGATATGCTGGGCGTGATCTCAGGTGCTTCCGCTCTCACAGCGTCGAGCAGGTTTCCACGACGAAGGTCGCCGAGCAGCCCGCCAGCGCTGTGCAGCCCACCACCCAGGGCAGACCCGAAGGCGACGTTGAGCAGGCTGTTGGTCAGATCGTAATCAGCCTGGTCGCGAGCCGATGCGTACAGGATCAGCGGCTCGAGCATCGCGGCACCGACTGCGCCCTCGACCGCGCCGACCTGCGCCCGAACCGCTGCACGAGCGGCTACGGACTGCCCGGCGCGGGCCAGCATCGACGCATAACGCGCCTCGCCAACGACCGGGACGAATGCCGACGCAACGTTGATCGGATCGAGTACAGATGCAGCGAACCCAGCCAACAACTGAACCGGCACAGTAGAGGCCGGCGCGTTGTCCAGGATGAACTTGCGCTTGGTCTCTTCGCGCTTGCGCTCGATCAGGATGTCCAGCGCCCCGGCACGAATACCGGTGTCATCGACGGTCAGGTCGAGGCCTTCTTCCTTGATGCGGGCGCGAGCCTGCTCAGCGGTCAGCAGCGGGGTTTCTGGTTCAGCTCGGCGCTCGGGAATGCCATACGCCGGATATGCCGGACTGATGACATCCCCCTGCTCGGCTCGATTCAGCTCACCGATACGGCGGGCGGCGCTGGTCGGGTTCTCGAACATCGCCTGGTCGAACGCCGCTTCTGCCGCGTCGAACTGCCCGGTTACCACGTCGTCGAGCAAGTTGCGGTCGCGGCGGATTACCAGCCCATCAGTGAAAAGCGTCATTATCTACCCCATGCTCCGGACGGCGCGTTGGCGTTGTTCATCTTCTGCCGGGCCTCGTTGAATCGCTGCCAGGCGCTAGGCTTACTGGCTGCTTCCGTGGCGAGGTCGTCGAAGCTGCGTGTTACCGGCTCGCCTTCCTTCGTCAGCACCGCCTCGCCGCCGTAGTACAGCGCAAGGCCGCTTTCGTCAGGCAGGGTGACCCAGTAGCCGTCTTTGCTGATCGCGGCTTTCACGCGGTCGCGGGCGAAGGCCTCATCCACGCCTTTCGGTACCGCGAATCGAAGCGTCGACGGATCCAGACTTTCGATGGCGCGCTCGGTGCCGGCCTCGACCATATCGGCATCAAAGGACTTCGGAACGCGATAGGTACCGGCCAGGGTGTACTTGTCATCGATCAGCGATTTCTTCACCAGGCTGACCGCGTCCTTCGCGCTCTTGCCCTGGCTCATGTAGGCATAAGCAAGGCGCTCGGCTTCGCTATACAGCGTCGAGAATGTGCGCTCGCCGCCAACCTGGCCGGCCAAAGTCATGCGGAAGTCGGTCATCTCCTCGGCCAGCACCTTCTTCGCGTCACTAGCCTCGATACTGTCGAGCCCAGCCTTCAGTTCGGACGTTTTCAGCGGAGCGATTCGCGCGAGCATCGCCGATGTCTGCGGGTCGACGCCCGTGCCGATCACCAGCGCTGCGCCTGGCAGCTTGTCCTGCAGCTGCTTGTAGACAGTGGGCCAGTGCTTGCCCCACTGCTGCTGCAGCTCTTCGATGATCTGCGCGGAGTTGTTGCCGCCGTCCGCTGTGTTCTCGAACGCTGCCGCGATACCGGCCGCCTGCTTCTCGCTCAACAGCCGCGGCTCAGGCGCCCCGAGGCGCTGCTGCTCAGCGAGCATGGCCGTGGCATAGGCCTCGACGGCAGCAGGGTCTCCGCTTGCAGCGTCCTCTGCCGCTTTGCGCAATAGAGGACTGCGACTGGCAACGTAGGTCGCCGGGTCGCGCTGCAGCTCATCGCCCAGGCGAGAGGCCGTGTTGACCAGCTGGCCAAACAGCTTTGCATCGACTGCGAAACCTTCGGTTGCCACGCCATCGCGCGCTGGCATGAATTGGTCGATCAGTTTGGCGCGCTCGTCCGGCGAGGCCATGGCAACCTGGCGGATAGCCGTTCCGATGTCCTGCGTCTTGACGAACTGCGCATAGCGCTCTGCCCCCTCCTTCGCGCCGTAGGAGGCCACGAAATCGGAGGCGGTGGGCGGGTTGTCGAAGTCATACCCCGACAGATAGGCCGACTGCGCGTCAGACACGCGACTCGACAGTTCAGCCCGGGCGATCGCCTGCATCTGTCTGGCTTCGATCTCGCGCGCCTTGATCTCGCGGTCGATAAGGCGGCTGATCTGCACCTGATCCTCGGCGGTCATCTGGTCCTGGGCGGACTGGAAGTAGCTTTTGGCCTTGTACGGATCATCGTTGACCATGCGCGAGATCACGGCCGAGGCCATGCCGCTGTTGGCCTTGAGCAGATTGGCCTGCTGCATCTCGGCTGGCAGCCCCTTGCGCTCTGCCTGGGCCTTCAACACCGCCGCCATCTTGTTCTGGTAGTGGGCGATCTTCTCCGGGTCGTTGTAGTTGAGCGCAGCGCCCTGCATGGACGTTTCGATCTGGCCGCGGTCAACGTCGTCGTAGTACTGCTCTCGCTCGCGATACTCGTAGCGGTTCAGGTCATTGTTCAGCGACTGCCGGCGCCGCATGACAATCTCGGCGTACCGGGCGCGCTGACGCTCGTTCTTCAGCGTCTTGGCGACCTGCTCCTGCTGCTTCTCGAACTGGCCGATGGTCTGGTTTGTGATGTCGAGTGCTGCAGCGCCTTTCTTGGCGTACACGCCGTTCTGCGGATCGAAGAAGGTCTGCTGCTGCCACTGGTCGAGCTGTTGGTCCGCCGCCATCAGTGCCGCGGTATCGGCCTTCTCCTGCTCGCGCATAGCGAACTGCTGTGCCGCCTGGCCGATCTGAGCCAGCCCGCGCTGCAGCCCGGAGTTATCCGGCCCCTGCCCGCCGACTGTTGGCGCACCGAGGCCGCGCTGCTGTACCTGCGGGCCATCAAGAGTTGGGATTCGAGCCATTACCTACCCCCGGCAAATGAGCCGAATGCGCTGCCTACGCCGCCAAGGATTGAGCCCGTCGCGGCGCTGCGAGCGTTGCTTTGAGCCATGCGCCCATTCATCAGGTCGTTCTGTGCGCCGACGCGGTAGCCCCACGCCTCGCGTGCAGCATTGTTGGCGATGGTCAGGGCGTCGAACTCGCCGAAGGCGGCCGTGTCGTCCTGAATCTCAGCAGCGGTACCGCTATTCACGTCGATGCCGTTCGCGGCAAAGCCCGTGCGTTGCGAACCGATCAGCTGCCCGACCTGGCGCCGGTAGCGGTCAGCATCGACCGCGCCACGCTTCTCGGCATCGCGCGCGGCGGCCTCTTTGTAGGCCGCGTTCTGCTCGGCCATAGCCTCCTGAAATGCTCCCTGCTGCCTGGCGTTCTGCGCGCCCATCATGCCGCCAGCCAGCGATATTGCGATTGGAATAGCTGCCATCCAGCACATATCAGGCGCTCCGAGTCATGCAAAAGGGTTTGAAGAGCATCCCCAGCGGGCCGTATCCCACTGGTTCGCCAAAGGTGAAGCCGAGCCATTCCAGCCAGCGAATGGCAACGGTGTTGCGCACGTCAACGAAGTTCAGCAGCGACTCGTGCCGCGTCAGCATCTCCGCGACTTCCGGCTTGCATACCTGCAGAAAGGCCCGCGGGTAGCGCTCGACGTGGACGGTGCTGATCAGCCAGGGAATGCCCGTCCGCCCGTCGTGCGCGGTATCGCCGAAGATCGCCACGACATGGCCGTCCACAACGATCTTCGAGGCCTTGCAGCAGTCGCTCAGGCCATCGGCAATGGCCGTGGATAGGTCGATCTGCAGCGCACCCTCAATCTCGTCCCGGTCAGCCTGGCGGATGATCGGCAAGATGCCTGGGATATCCGCTTCGGTTAACGGTAGGACTTCAGCCTTTGCCACTGATGGTGATCTCCGGGATGAGCGCAAGGATGGTGAGCGGAAGCGGGTCAGGCTGCTGGATGTACACGCGGCCAGACTCCTGCCACACCGATTGGATCTTCAGCTCGGTGATGCCGGTCGTTGCCGCAACCGGCGAGTCGTAGGTTTCGCGATATTCAGGCTTGGTTTCGTACAGCTTGGCGCCACGCTTTGGCCCGGCCCAAAAGTTCCGAGAGGCCTCAAGGAACGCCGTCACGCTCGGGATGACCTTGCGGTTTGCCAGCTTGGTGCCGCCTGTGTTGTCGGCCCAATCGATTTCGAGCGTCTCCATCTCCGCCACATACGGCAGCCCTGCGTGCACTACGGCTGACGCGTGCTGCAGGCTGATGGAGCCGCCCGATACGACGCGCTGCGGGTGAACGTCGCCATCGGTGAGAACGGAGACCGTTTTCCCCTCAAGGTGTCCAAGGCCAGAGATCGTCTCAGCCATCAGCGCCCAGTCGCTCACGGCAACGCCGCGCAGGCTTTCCGGGCAGATCTCCAGCAGCTTGGCGGTGACCACGGTCGGCGACGTGTAGGCGGTGACCTCAACGCGCACCATCTCCGTTCCGGCACGCAGGCGATAGGTGCGACCCACACTGCCTGCGGTGAACGGTGCATGCCCTGCTGCGGTGACAGTAACCGTCTGCGGATACTTCCAGTCGGTACCACCGCTAAGCGCCAGGGTTGCCGCTGCGTTCTTGTTCCGGCCGTCATACGTCAGGCCGCAGTCCACAAAGAACGCGTCTTCAGCGTCCTCGATGTCACGCGCCGCCATCCGCTCGACGTAGCGTTTCGTGACGCCGTTGATGGTGCGCCGCACGAGGAGATAGAGCGCGTCCATCTGGCCCTCGGCAATGCTACAGACCGACTCAACGAAGCCGTCCGTGTGGTGCTGATGCCAGGCGAGCAATTGCTCTTCCGGAAGGAAGGTCATGCCCAGCAAAGCCCCATCGTCACGCGCCGCCCATACCAGGCGATCCGGGATCTGTTGGTAGGTCCAGTCAACCAGCGTGTACCCGCGGAAAAAGTGCGGCGAGAACTTGGTCAGATCGTCGCCGGCAAACCCGTCAGCCTCGAAGGTATACGCCAGCGAGGAAACCGCGTTGTTGCGCTGCTGCACGTAGATGGCCGAGTCATTGATGACGATCGGCGGAATCTTCGACACGCCGTTGTAGCTCTGGATCTCGGCCTTGACGGTCTTCGGCGTGATGCCGTTCTCGCTGCCAGAAATGACCCACTCGCCTCCGGAGGTCAGACCAAGCAGCTGCCGCAACGGAAGGATGTGGCGAAACCGGTGCACTTGGCGCGATGCGATGGTGAAGGTGATCGAATCGTCGTCCTTCACCGGCGTGGCATAGCCAAAGTTCTTGAAGTTTCCGGTCTTGCTCATCCACACGGTTTGCGGCGACAGGTCACTGCCAGCGAAGCACAGGCGCTGCTGGTAGTAGCCCACGGCGCCCGGGTAGTTCCCGGCCCCAACAAACGGGTTATTGCCAGTCGGCGGGGTATCAGTCTTGACCGGCGCGATGTTGATGTCGTTGAAGGTGAGCCCGTCAGCCTTGCCGATGAACCCATAGATCCCGGAGCTGTTCGAATCCTTGTAGACGTTGTAGTAGTCGGCACCAGTGACCGCAGACCAGCTCAGCGATGCGCCGGCCTTGTTGTCCCAGCTCGTCACCGCCACAGCGGAAGACGGCAGGCTCTCCTCCGGCACTTCGCTGTCGGCAACAGCCGTTACGCGATACCGATAGGTCGTGGTGTCACCTGAACCGCCCGCGCGGGGCGAGCCCGACAAGCCAGTCGGCGCATTGATATTCGGCACGAAGCTGATAGTGGCCAGCGTCCAGTTGTCATGCCCAAGGCGCGACAGTTGCCGCGGCGCGTGCGACGGGTGAACGATGGTCATAATGTCCGCCGACTGCGTGTAGTTCAGCTCGAACAGCTGCGCAGCGGTGAACGGCGTTGCGATCTCATACGGAACGCCTGGACTCGACTCGATGATCCCGCCGTCCTTGTAGACGCGCATGTAGAGGTTGCCGAACTCGAGGACGTAGGTCTGCTCGTCGTTGAACTGAAACGGGATCAGGCGGGCCACGCCGCTGCCTTTCGTCTCGTTCACGAACACGGTGCCAGGGCGATTTTTCACGCCGCCGTAGGGCATGACGAAGAAGTTCGAGCACAGGCGCAGGCCGGTCTGGTAACGGGCCAGGTCGACGCGCGCATACAGCGACGGCGCCAGTTCGCCGGCCGCGAACGACGGCTGAATGGTGGATGTGCCCATTAGTTGCGCGCCTGTATGAACTCTGATTCAGGGGCCGGGCCATCCTCGACTTCTTCGAAGGCAAGCGCCTGAGCCTGGCTGATGGTGATCTGATAGTTCTGCATGGCTGCCTGGTAGTTACCGGGCTCGGCCTGCAGGCCCATTGCAAGCTCCGCAGCGAGTCGCCACGCGAGCGCATTGGTGAACATGGGCGAGAAGTAGGTCGTGTCCTCTACTCGCACGGTGTAGGCGATTTCCGCCTGCTCCTGATTGGTCACGATGGCGCGACCGCCCGAGGCGTTTATCACCTGGTACGGGATGCGCTGGTCAGCCCGCGGCATGACCATGCCCGGCACCGTGATACGCCGGATCTGCAGGCAGTCGGTCGGGTAGCGATACCGATAGGCCCAGTTCTGCGGCGGTGAGCCGATGTCTGCGAGCGAGACACGCGCCTCGGCAAACGGCCAGGGGAAGGCTTGCAGCACTTCATCCCGGCACAGTTCGTAATGGAGCGCGCACAGCTCGGCCGCTTTGCTCTGCTCGTCGATCGAGTCGATGAACTGGTTCTGCCCGATGCGGGTGAGCGCCATGTTGCAGATTTGGACGACACTGGCCATGCGATCTCCGGACAATAAAAAACCCGGCGCGGTGGCCGGGTTTCTGTAAAAGGCTAGGGTTATGTTTGGCTGCCAGCTTCGGCGGCGGCGCGGACGATGGCGCGGCGGGTTGCGGCCTGTATGTCCTCACCAAAAGGTTCTCTTACCGTGCTGACTGATTTACACGATTCATTGAAATAGCTAACCCAGACGATTCCTTCGTATTCGATATTAAGTAGCAGTTTCACCGCAAGCCGCAGCGCATCGCCGTCATCGGTGAGCGGGTTCCACCAAAGCTGGCTGGGCTCCATGAAGAAGCTGCCACCTCCTTTACCGTCCGACACGTAACGGACGTGGTGCCCTGCCGCCTTGGCCGCCAGCTCAAGCAATTCACGATCGTTCGAATTCATATCAACCACCTCTAGCTGATGACCTCAAGAATGGTGCGGCAGGCGCTGAGGTAAGCGCTCTTCGGGAGCTACCCTAGCCGCATATCCATTGTACTACTTACGCGTCCGGAAGGTTGTCTTCCGGTTTTTCTTCAGGCTTGGCGGCCGGCTTGGGGCCGGGCTTTGCCTTGGCTTCAGGCTTTGGCTTGTCGCCCACCTTCGCCATCCAGTTGCCCAGGTCTTGCTCGCCGCTGATGTCGAACTCCTCGCCGACATCACGCAGGAAGCCGTAGAACCCGGGCGCCGTGGCCTTAACGCGCATGGGCTACCTCCTTACAGCAGGTCCGGGTAGGCGCGCTGGTAGTTGGCACCGTCGACGATCTGCGCGTTGAACGAGCCAGCGGTCAGCGGGCCGGTGCCTACGGTGAAGTAGGCGCGAACGTAGCGACGCATGCCCGGAGGCAGCGGCAGGAAGAACTGCTTGCCAGCGGTCAGCTCGGCCAGCGGCACGGCCTTGGTAGCCACGACATCAGTGAAGGTGCTGTTGTCAGCCGAGTCCTGCACCGAGAAGGTGACGGTAGCGGCGCCTGCAGCCGTAGCTGTGGTCAGCACGTCGAACTCCATGAACAGCGGAGTACCAGCGCCGATGTCGCGGCCGATGCTGGCGTTCTTGGTGGAGCCGGCGTCAATGACGTCGGTCGACGCAGCGGAAGCGGTCACGGCCTGGCCGGCAGAGACCTGAAGGAAACGATCGATGATCGCCATGTGAAACTCTCCTATGTCAGAGGCTGCGCGGCTTAAACCACGCGAGCCTCGGTGTTGAGGATGGCGTCAACGCGCTTGAACGGAACACCGTCGAAGGTCATGACCTTGCGGCCTGCGACCTCTTCCATGTTCAGCCAGACGTTGGACTTGTTGGCGATCTGCCGACGCAGGAAGCTGCGCACGGTACGGTTGCCATAGAACACCGGGCGGCCGACGCGGGCGTTCGGCAGCAGTTCGATGGCCTGGACCATCAGGTCGATCAGGTCGGCACCGGCCGATGCGTTCTTGGTCAGGGCGGTGACATCGACGTTGGCGATGCGCACCACGTAGCGCCAGTCGCGCAGGGTGAGGCCGGCGTTCCACTCGTAGTGAGTGCGGAAGCCCTCATAGCGGCCGCCAGCGGCGTCGGTCAGGGTCTCTTCCTTGTTCGGACCGACCTTCAGGCCGCCAACGGTGCCTTCCGGGTAGATGCCGTGGATGGTGGTCTCGTCCCAGCAGCACAGCCAGATCGAGGTGTTGTTCGAGCCAGTGCCGCCGGCATCGATGATGTTCTGGCCGTTCTCGGCGCTCTTGCTGTTGAAGCGCGGCGCGAGGCCGGTGATGCGCTCGGGGTTCAGCGAGGCGTCGCCGTAGATCAGCTGGGTGGCCATGTTCTGGTTCATGCCTTCGAGGAAGGCCTTGTGCTCGGAGAGCATGAAACCGGACTTGTCCTTCGCCAGCTCGACCAGCTTGCGGTCAACCTCGGCGTAGCTTTCCAGCATGCCGGTGCCGTCGCGAACCTGCACGGTGGTCGACTTCTCGGGCTGCACGCCGTAGTTCAGCTTGCGCCAGGTGCCTTGTGGCAGGCCGGAGCGGATGGTGGTCTTGTGACCGGTGCCGTCGTTGGCTTCCATCCAGGGCATGTCGTCCAGGATCTCGTTGGTGCCGTTCAGCAGCTCGATGATCTTGGCGATTTTGCCGTCCGGGTCCTGGCGCTTGGCGAGGTCCGCCAGCGTGGGATTGGTGGTGTTCAGGGTTGCCATGTGTCAGTCCTCAACTCAGTTTGATGTCGCCAAACAGCACGTCAGCGGTACGCGCGGATGGCTTCTGATTGCCGCCCATCACGAGGTTGTCCTCGCTCAGTGCCTTGCCAATGCGATGACAGAACTTGACCAGTTCGGGGTGGTTACCGATTCCGGTCTCGCTCAGCAGGTTGCGCAGTTCGGGGCTGCCGAATTGCTCGATGGCCTTCACGGCGGTTGCCACGCTCTTGTCGTAGTTCTCGCCGCCGATCTCCTTGTCCGCCTTCACGGCGTCGGCCCATTGCTGCGCCTGTTCGGCCAGTTGCTGCTGCTGCGCTGCTGCGCGCTTCGCCTCGAGCTGGCCCTGGAGATCGATCAGCTTCTGTGCGGCCTCTTGGGGGATGCCAAGCTCTTTGGCGATGCCCTTGAAGCTGTCGAACACTTCGGCGTCGAGCTCCATGCCTTCGGCAAGGGAGAAGTCGGTGTACTCAGGCTGCGGCGGCTGGCCGGTGTCCCCTGGCTTGGCCTCTGCGGCAGGCTCCGGCGTGACCGGTGCTTGCTGAGGGGCTTCGGTAGGGGCTCCGGACTGAACGTCTGTCGCTGCGCTGGTGGTTGTTTCCGGGGCGCTGGCTGTAGTCGAGTCAGTCATTGGTTTCCGTTTCCTCGGGTTTGCGGGCGTTCTCTGCTGCCATTACCGCGAACTGCGCGGGGCACAGCCGGTCGATCTCGCCCAAAAGAAAAAGGCCGGTATCTCTCCGGCCTTCGTTGAAGTTCATCACGCCGCCATGGGTGTTAAAGACGGGCTCGAACACCTTGCAGCGCCCCATGAGGCGCCACACGAAGCGGCGCCCACGCGGGTCGTCCATCAGCCACTTGAAGTCGGCTGCAGTTGTTTCGCGGGCAAGCCGCTCCTCTCGCGCCGCATCTTTCAGGGCGCGTTCATCGCTTGCGTTGGTCATTGGCCTACCAGTGCTGTCAGTGCGCTAGGGTCGGTGACGTTGGTCTCGGACAGGAGCTTGGCGCCTTGAATGCCCGCGCTCATCTGCTCCATCGCCTGCTGTTGCTGCTGGGCTTCGGCACGTTGCTGGCGTAGTGCCGCAACGTCCTCGTCCGAGCGGATCATGGTCGGCGGCACACCAAGCATATCGGCGTAGTGGTTGACAGCCTGATCGAAGTTGATCTTGTCGACGACCTCAGGCTGGATGCCGGCCAAGTTGCCCGCGAAGCTGACTGCGCGCTCGATACCAACAACGCCCAGGGCCTTCTGCGCCTGAGCCAGGATCGACACGTATTCGACCTTAAGGTCCATGCCTGCCAGCTCCTTCGGGGGAGGAGGCAGCATCGGTTTGCCTGGCAGCAGGCCAGACCAGCGCGGCACCGATTGCTCTAGCATCATGCCGAACACGCGATCGATCAGCGGATCCAGCAGTTCATCGTTCATGCGCTCAAGCACAGGGCCGAGCATTAGCATCTTCTCTTCCTTGCGCGCGGCGATCTCAGTCGCGGTGCGCACGTCGTCCATCGAGCTGATCATCAGGAACAGGTCGACAAAGAATGCGGACTCGATACGCTGCTCGTGCGCTTCGATCTCTGCCCGCAGCGCCGAGTAGGCGGACGGGTTGATCTCGTGCAGCGGCGCGAACTGCTGGCCGATGTTGGTCGTGTCCAGGTAGGTGATGTCGCCCGGCAGGATCGACGCACGCTGGCCACGCAGCGAGGCAGGTGCACCCATGGGTGGGTTGACCAGCTTCTCCAGCATCTGCGCCTTGCGCTTCTCCATCAGCTGCAGGGCTTTGGTGTCACCCAGCGCCACAGCTCCAGGCCCTGTGCCATAGACATTCTCGCCATTCACATCCCAGCGCGGGACCATGATCGGCGAGTTCTGGAAGCCGGACTGGCGCAGCACCTTGTCCGCGTCGCCGCCCTTCTCCCAGTACACCGAGCGAATCGGCATGTTGCGATTGTCTGGCCGCAATGGGTCGCGCTCGTCGTTCGGCTCAACCGCATGGCAGACATCGACCCAGCCGTCCGGGTTGTTGTCCAGCATCGTGCGAACAGTGGCGCTCAGCGCGTCCTTGCCGAACTGCTGGGCCATCTGCCGCGCCGTCATGCGGAACTCGCGGTAGAGCGTGTCCACCTGCTGCCTGGAGCTCGTGGCGGCCATGTAGCTGCCGGCCGTGAAGTTGTAGAACCGCACGAACTCTTCATCGTCCGGCATGCAGGCGATGGCGCCAATACCGAACGCGCCCTCCTCCCCGTAGAGCGTGGGCAGCACGTTATAAAGATTGGAGCGCGCAAAAATGCCGCTCATGCGCGTCTGAGCAAGGTAGAGCCAGTCCTTCACCGGGCCATACTCAGCCAGTTCCGGGTCCGGAGTGGTCAGCTCGTACCAGGGTCGCGACGGGCTGGTCAATCCAGAGAACATGCCCGAAGCCAGGATCTTCAGCGAGGAGCGGCCCGTCGAGTTGATGATCAGCTGGTCGCGGCGCTTGCCTTCGTTCGCATCAGTCGCATTCCAGCGCCCCATGTCCGGGGCAATGTGGTCGCTGATCTCACGCCACAGCGGAAACCAGCCCCGGTCGCGCTCCAGCTTGAGCTGAGAGAGCCGGCGATCCAGCCGTTGACGCAGAGAGTCAGCCATTTACGCCCCCAACAGAGTTTTCTGCCCGGTGTTTGCGGAGCCAAGCCCGCCAGTCAGGATGGTGCTGTTCTGCCCAGCGGCAGCAGCGCGGCGGCGGCGCTCGGATTCACGAGCAGCCAGCACGCCACCGTCTACCTCGCTCGGGGCTTCCGGCGCGCTGGCGACCTGATTGGCGCCCATCTCGACCGGCTCCTGCACGAAGCCGTGTTTGTCGCCGAACACGGATGGCAGGCCGAGCGAGTCGAGGATCTTGTCGCCGCCCATCAGCGGGTCAACCTTCTTGATGATCTTTTTCAGCTTGCTGCTGCACATTGGTCATTGCCTCGCAAACGGGTCGTAGTCGCTCAGCAGCGCGGAGCCGTGAGCGTGTGTGTAGTCGGATTTCTGCACCGGGAAGGTGAAGGTCAGGGCCAGGGCGTCGGCGTCGTCAGGGCTGATACCGAGGCGCTTCTTGATGTCTGCCTTCTTCTCCAGGGCGATCTGGTCGCGCTGGTTGTGCGTGTACTCTGGCGACGTCAACTCGGACTCGAGGTCCGGGTCTTCCTCGATAGCCAGGCCAGCGCGCAACGCCTCTCGCAACTTCCACCAGATGTACGTCCGCATGTTGGCGTAGTGGCCGTCAGGCGCAGCGCTGGCGAAGTTCACATCGATGATCGGGATGCCTGGCATCAGACGCCGCAGCTGGTCAGCCACAGGGCCGCCCACGCCGGTCGAGTCAACGAATACAGCGTCTGGCTTGTGGTCCTGCACCGCCGTGCACACTCGCGCGATGAACAGCGTCGTGTCGCGCGTCTCACTGCCAGGGATGCGGATCGGCGGAATGGTTCGAGCATCGAGCCCGCGCCGGAAACGGATCACGTTGTTGTCAGCGCCGCCGCGAGCAATGTCGATACCGCACACCAGCGCGTCAGTGATACCGCACACAGCCTCGCGCCGCATGGCCTCAGCCACCCAGTCAGTCGGTATCAGCTGCAAGTCGGACGCCCTCGGGAACATGCCGCGGACACGGACGCGGAAGAAGTCGGAGTCTTCGCCGTAGTCTTCGGCCCACTTGGCGATCTGCGCCTTGTTGGTACCGTCCACCGTGCGCGAGTCGACCTGCTTGGTCACCCAGCGATGCTTGTAGCGCGTGAAGCACTCACGAAAGCGCCCGGTGTTCCGCGTCGGGTTACCGAAGGCCAACCAAATGATCTCGGTGTCTTCGTCCGTCAGCGCGCCTTCTGCCACCTCCCACACCTTGTCGGCGATGTTCGAGGCTTCGTCGAAGATCAGGACGATGCGCTTGCCCTTGTTGTGCAAGCCAGCGAATGCTTCGGTGTTGTGCTCGCTCCAAGGCACCGCGTCAGCCTTCCAGCTGTCGGTGTGCTCAGGATCAACCGAGGCAACCTTCGTCGCAGTGACGTTGAACCAGTGCTTGTTAATCGCCAGGCGGAACCACTTACCGATCTCCGGCCAGGTTTTCGTGCGCAGCTGGTTCTCAGTGTTGGCGGTGACGACGACCTTGCAATCCTCACAGGTGGACATGGCCCAGTTCAGGATCATGCCCATCTCGGCGGACTTGCCGATACCGTGACCGGACGCTACCGAGATCATCAGCGGCTGGAAGCGCGTCTCTGGATTACTGAGATGGTCGCCAATGACGCCCATCGTCTCCCACTGCCAGTCGCGAGGACGTTCAACGCCGGCGAGCTCACCTTCGCCCCAGGGAAAGGCGTACAAGGCAAACCCTTGAGGGTCATGCGTGAAGCCTGCGATGTCGTCAATCAGCTGGAGTTCGAGGTCATTCCTGCTTTTGGCGTTCACGGGCTTTGGCCATCCGATCTGCGAGGCTGCCGACGACGTCATGCGCAACCTCCTGTCGATCGCGCCACTCATCAGGACGGCGGTTCTTCAGCCAGAAGATCGCGGCAGTTGTGTCTGGCGGGTAATGCTTGATCAGTGGAGTCTCGACAATCGCACCCTCAATGACGCGGATGTCAGTGTCCGGGTGGCTGTAGCCCATTGCTCGCTGATACAGAGCATTGGCCACTCGCTCATCTGCCACTTCCTTGCCGAGCTTTAGGGACTCCGAAAACTCCGGGTGCTGAATCTTCCAGAGGTTGAGCGTACTGATCGCCACCTCGAAGAAATCGGCTAATTCCTGATCGGTGGCGCCCAGCTTGCACAGCTTTCTCGCCTGCTCGGCAAAGTCAGCCTTGTACTTGCTTGGACGTGCCATGATGTTTTCTCTATGCAGATGCTGGAACCAGCTTCAGCCAGTCGAAAGAAATGAAGATTGCGACAGTCAACCCGTCGGAGCCGATGAACTTCAACCCGTCAGAACCGAGTGTGTAGGTGTGCGCAGTGATCTCGTGCTCAACGCCTATGGCGTGAACGATGAATGTGCTCATGTTGGCTCCTATGTTGTTTGCGCCAATACCGCCACGCCTCCATCCCCACCATCAGGCATACGCATGCTGTGAGGTAGAGGATGATCAGGATGGCGAAGGGGCGTTTCATATCGTCTCGATGCTCACGCTCTCGCCAAACCCGACGTAGTCTTCCCATCCGTCGATAAGGCCGTCGTATTCTTCACTCATTGCCAGTCACCTTCGGCTGCGAGACCACCCGAGCGATAGCCATAGCCACGCCAAGGACCATGTTCACGCTGGCCCATGCGACGGGGTTGATGTGGCCCTCGAACGCTACCCAAGCACCGGCTGCTGCGTTGAGCACTGCGGTGATGATGGCGAGCTGCACACTGGTGAGACGCCAGCACTTGCGCCATTCGGGGATCAGGTTCATGACGTGACCGCTCGCAACAGATGAGGCCCAACGATCTGCACCACGGAAATGATCGCGCCGGCAGCGCCGAGGCCGTACATGACCTTCTTGCCCATCTCCCGAACGTTCACGTCCAAGGACTTGAGAAGTTCGGATTGTGTCTGCGCGATCAGTTCGAGGCGCCCTACCCGCATTGGCAGGTCCTCGTGATGCCTGTCGAACCGATCAAGCCTGTGCTTGACCAAGTGCATGTCTTGCTCAAGAGCACCGACCCGCTCGGGCACAGTGCGTCCGCCCTCATGGCTGTCGGTCATAGTGGAGTCTCGTCAGTAATAGGTCCGGCCTCACATACCGTCGCTATCCGCCAGGGAGCTAGGAAGCAGTAAGAGGTAGGGGCCGGAAATTGTTGGGCGCATGGTGGCGAGCCATTCAAACGGCCTTTAGCGCCCGAAACTGAGGCACAAAAAAGCCCGACTCAATGGCCGGGCTCTTCTGAAGCGGTAAAACCGCAATTTGTGCCAGATTGCCAGATCGGCGTTAACACGTCAATAGATGCGACATGTAACTTAAGCTGCCATTCGTCGGTCGAATTCGGACTCAACGTAGCCGTGCACTCGGCTCAGCATGTCCTTCACTTGGTGGCGTGATTTGCCCAGCTGCTTGCCGATCTGTTCCATGGTGCGGTTGTGGCAGTAGTACATGTGCACAGCCTCCGATGCTTCCGGATAGCGCTGCTGCAGGCGAGCCACTACAGCCGATACCGTCTCCGCCTCTTCATCGGTGATCGCAGCGTCTGGCGCGTGAGTGCACGGCACGTTGTCGCGCATGATGGCCAGCATCGGAGAGACGTACCGCGGCACTCCTGTCTTCTGCCATACCCAGATACCCCATTGGGTCAAAAGCTCTTCGGCGCTCTTCATGCTGCTGCTCCCCGTGCTGCTGCCGCATCGCGGCGAAAGAAGGTACCGCCGACGCAGTGAATGAGCGTCCGCTTGCCGTTGGCGTAGGTGATGTCGTGAGAATGGGTCCAGCTGCTCAGCGAGCCGGCGTTGTAGCCCATGTTCATTTGCGAGCTGGTACCGACCGAGTGGGCGCCGTCGATGATCCGGGCTCCGTGCCCGTGCCCGTGGGTGACCTTGGCCCCTACGGTGGCGAATGCCTGCGTGCTGCCGCGGGCGCCGTTCGGGCCGCGGTGGCCGTGGTTGCTGAAGTCGATGCCGAAGCGCATGAACGACTCGTCAGGCCGCAGCCACTTGAGCCGATCGCCCCGCTCCATCAGGCAGTCCATCCAGTACCGGAACGGGTCGCAGTAGTCGCCATCAGCGATGGCCTTGAGCATGACGGCCTTGGTCTCGTGGAAGACGATGGCGTTCTCGAGGTCGTTGGCGTTCTCGGCCTTCTCGAGCCACTGAGTGAAGTGGTCGTGATGGTTGGAGTTGACCATGATCGTCTGATCGGCGAACGAGGCCAGGTCATCGACGTGGCGCGCGGTCTTCTTCAGCTCATGCAGCACGCTCGAGGTGCCCTCTACGTGGCGCTTGAACTTCTCGAAGAACTTGCTGTGATGGCTGGCCGATCCGAAGTTCAGCACGTCGTGCAGAACCAGGTGCTTCGGCTGGATCATCGCGGCAAGGGCTCTGGTGGCCTCCGTGACGCTTGGGTCTGCCATCTCTGCATGGATGTCTCCCATCGTCAGCACTTCAGCGCGCGGAGCCTTTTCAGGCCCTTTGACGGTGTACTTCGTGTCCAGGTCGATGAAGCTGCCATCCTTCATCGGGCAGATATGGCGGATATGGTTGCGCGGTCCATCTACCTCGACGACTACCGCGCCGAGCGTATGGTGGAACTCGCCCTTCTTGCCGGCGTTGGTGTCGCTGTACTGCTCGACAGTGCAGGCTCCAGTGGTCAGTACCAGCTTGGCCGGGTCGCCCATGCGAGTGGCCACAGACTCGAGCGCGATCTTGGTGTGCCCCAGGATGGCAGAGTCACGGCCGGAGACGGTCAGCCAGCCCTGCAGAGGCTTTACGGCTGTCGGCTGGATCTTGATGTCCGCCAGAACGACCAGGCCGTTGGCGATCTTAGTCCGCTCATGCGTGATGTACGGCATCAGGCGGGCATCCCACCAGTCGTCATCGGCCACTTCATCCCGGCGAGTCGGGTTCTTGTAGCGCATGGGGATCACGATCAGCCGGGCGCCACGCAGGGAGCAATACAGCTGCAGCGTCTTGAGGAATGCCGAGTGCGCCTTTGTAGCGTTCACGGCTGCGGTGATGACGTAGGTCTCGGCCTTCCCTTCCAGCTCAGGCATATCGATGCCGCGCTTCTCGTTGTAGATGTGCCCGCATCCGGTGCAGCACAGGCGGCGATTGGTGCCGCGGTATGAGTGAAGTCGGCTGCCTGTGTTCAGGCACTTCGGACATGCGAGCATCAGTTCCCCCTAGAACTCTTCAATGGCCCAGCCGCCGCCCGCCTTTTTGCTCTTGGCGGTTACGGCGATGATGCGGAATGGGTATTGGTCGGCGGCGATCTTGGTCTTTGCTCGAGCGTCGTCTTGCCAGTAGCCCTTGACTTCGTGCAGCTCCATCGAGCCATCGGCGAGCATCACGGCGAAGTCGGGCGTGTAGAACGTCTTGTCGGCCAGGCGCAGCTTGATACCTTCGAAGCGGTACCAAGCTATCTCGCCGGCGAACTTGCGTGCCTCGAGGTGCTGGCGGTAAGCCTCCTCGGTCTTGTTGAGCTGGCCGACCGGGAGGCGCCCCAGGGCTTGCATGCGTCTGGCGGCTGTCATCTACTCCCCCTCGCCTTCAGCGCCGCCACAACCGCAGGTCGCGCGCTCTCCGGAACAGCTGCCAGCAGGACGCGCCCCTGCCTCTGCCTCTCCGGCCCCTTGAGGTCGCGCACCTTGTAACGGATCAGGCAGGCCGTTTTGTCCGCTTCGATCAGCGCCCGAGCATCGGCAGTCAATTCCGCCAAGTTCAATCCAGCATTCGCCGCAGAGGTGTTCATGCATTTGGCTTCACCCCTGTAATCCAGACGCTGCAGAAAGAGTGGTGAGGTTTGCCAAACGCGGCGCTGCACTCAGGGCAAGCGGCCGAAACCTCCGGCGCGAAGTTCATGTGCTTCTCGGTCGGGAACGACACGTCCACGCCTTCCACGGTGCGCGGGTCGTTGAATCCCTTCTGCTCAGCGCTGCGGCAGTCGATGGTGTTCTGCTGGCCGAATCCTTCTGTCATGTGCGCCTGGGTGTAATGCACCGGGTCACGGTCGCTGTACTTCTCACGCAGCGCTGCGACCTTCTGGTTCAGCTCGGCGTAGAACTCAGGCGAATGCGGCGGGCGGTCGTCGCTCCAGTTGCCCTGAATCATCGAGTCACGCAGGACGACCAACGATGTGATGGCCTTGGTGATGTGCGACATGCCCGAATCAGGGTCGATGTCCTGCCCTTCCCACCAGTCCATCAGGTGCCGCATGGTGGCGTCGTAGTAAACCGAGGCACGGACGCCGACGGCGCGGTAGTTGTGCCGGCCGTACTTCAAAGCGCCTTCCAGCATCGCAACGCCGACTTCAGCCATGACCGGAGCTGAAACGGTGGACATAGGCGCTTTCATCACGCCCATCATGTCCTTCGGATTCGTTGGCTTGGTCGCCTGGCCTGCTGCCGCGTCACGGTCAGCGTTCACCAGCGGGTCCAACATTGCGGTTTCGGCGAGGCTCATGCTGCGGCTCCCTTGCGGTGGAATTTGCGGTCATACCAGCGGTAGAAATACTGGGCGAAGGTGATGCCCAGCGAGCCGCCCAGGCCGGAGATCAGCAGGAACGGAACGGTATTGATCTGCGAGTGGGCGACCGACCAGATGTAGGCGAACTGAGCCAGCGTGATCAGCCAGGACACGACGAAGCCTGCCGGGATCTTGTCGTCGCGCAGGAGCTTGCTGTTGAGCCCCAACAGGAAGACCTGGAAGAAGGCAGAGGTGAAGACCATCACGGCCTGTAGTTCTGGAGTCATGCTTGGGGCTTCCTTGTGGCTCTGTTGTTTGCGATCAGGGGGAGCTGGCCGGGCTTTAGCGGCCATGGGTGTTCCTTGCGGCAGTCGTGGCAGTACAGGGTCTGCCGTAGGCTGTAGCCGGTGGTCTTGTGGGTGGCGTCTACGGGGCAGGTCTTCATGCGGCGCCCCCGTAGAAGCTGGGCGCGCCCCGGCTGACGATCTCGCCAGTCAGGATCCGGTCATGCGCAACCAGCGCGGCCGCTTTCGAGGCAGGCTTGTTGCGCTGGAAGTGCAGGTACTTATTCACTTGGCGCCAGCTCCATTCGTGGCGGTCGAGGACCCACAGGGCCATTTGAACTGTCTTGCTCATGCCGCCTGCTCCAGCCCGATCAATTCCATGACCCGCGCCGGCAGCGTCAGGCCCATATCAAGCAACTGCAGGGCGCAGTCGCGGATGAGTGTTTCCTGCTTCCCATAGGCCAGCTCGAAGCGGGCCTTGTACGGGTGAACGGCGACGAGGCCCGGCGCGCCGTAGCCGTCTTGGTGATGACCAGCGCACAGCGGAAGAACCAGCCAGTGCGCGTCAGGCTTGGTGCGGCCGTCGACGTGGTGAATGCTCACGACGTGGTTGCGCTGATGGCCTGCCGTGTCGCGATGGCAGGCAATGCAGCCGATGTGACGGGCCAGCAGGTCGTGGTAGCGCTTCTGCTCGGCAGAGGGAGCTTTGCCTTTCATGCGGCAATCCCCCAATGGTCAGCCGTGGTGAAGCGCACGCCATGCTCAGCCGCGAACGCTTCCATCACCTCGAACATGTCCGAGAACCACTTCTTGCTCTGCTTGCGGGTGGATATCCCAAGGACCACGAAGCCGCCATTCAGGCCGGGCACCGCGCGCTGCTGCTCGACCGCTGCGCTGAATACGTGCTTCCAGTCGGTGTCCTCGAGCTTCTGGCCGTACCACTCAACCTGGCGGCTGATGTCGCGCAACATGGCCCACATACGGCGATTCTGTGCGTCGCTGCGGACCTCCTCGCGCATGGTCCAGACGTAGCCGGCGCCCAGGTCGATCTTCTGCAGGCAGGCGATGGCGCGCTGGCGGTCCATCTCATTGCGCAGTGGGAAGGTTGGGTTAGCCATGGCGGCGCGCCTCCCGCTTGTCGTGGTCGTCCTGGCAGGAGATGCAGCGCTCTGCCCACGGTGCCGCGGCGCGACGCTTGGCGGGTATAGCCTCGTCGCAGTCGATGCAGAACTCAGCGCCCTGCCCCTGCAGCCTGGCCTGTACCAGCGCCACGCCACCTATACGATCTGCCTCCTCTAGGCCAGTAGCGCGATCTGTTACATCGGGGGCTGTGCGGACTTGCTCCAGTGCTTCCGCCATTTCATTGATGACTGGCATTTATGCGGTTTCCTTCAGGTCAGGGCGCTGCTCGACTTGGCCGGAGTAGTTCACCCACTGGCGCGGCTTGCTTTCGGCGCGTTCGAGGTATTGAGCGGAGCCTTGGTCAAACCAGAGCGGGATCTTTCCTTCCTCGCCGGTGAGCCGCTGCTTGCTGATGATCATGTGCACGTCGGATTGGCTCTCGAAGACAGCGGCGTCTTCCCCGCCCTGCTTCATGGCCTCTTCCTTCTTCTTGTTCCGCCAGACCGTAATCACGTTGTCTGCCAGGTCGGTGAGGATGGCGCCGCCGCGAACGTCGAGCTTTCCGGGCGCCTTCGACTCGTCTTCCGCCTTGCGCGGGTGGGCGACCAGATGCACATGCACGCCCATCTCGTGAGCGAACCCGACCAGGGCTTCCATGGCCTGCTTCTGGCCGTTGTAGTCGTCCTCAGCCATGCCCAGCTTGGCCAGACTGTCCACGATGAAATGCGTCACGCCATAGCGGCGAGCGGCGTAGCGGAAGGTTTCGAGCATCTCGCTCGTCTTTGCCGATCCGACCTGGTTGTAAATCCAGAGCTTGCCGGCCAGCGATTCGAGGATGGCGTTGATGTAGCCGCGGGTCGGATAGCACAGGCCGGAAGCCTGGCGGACCATGCGCTGGAGGGTGCGGCGGGCCGGCATCTCCATGGAGGCGATGCAGAACTTCTCGCCCTTGCGCATACCGTGATAGGCCAGGTAGTTCAGGAGCTGCGACTTGCCGTGGCCAGACCAGCCTGTCCAGACGCTCAGCTCAGAGGAGCGGAACCGGATCACGTCGCGGGCCTTCTCCCACGGCACTTCCATGCCGCTGACGGTCGGGTTGCGCTCGAAGAACTCGGCACAAACCTCATCGGCGAAGTCGAGCACGCCGGCCAGCTTGTCCGGGTCAAGGTTCTTCGCCTTGGCGTAGCACTCGTCGATGTCGTCTTCGGTCAACATCAGCGTGTCGAGCGCGTAGTTGAAATCCTTGCAGCCCAGACTGACCAGGCGGCAACGCTCACGCCCGAGACGCTTGATGATCTCCTCGGTCGCCTTCTCGCCTTCCTCGTCCGCGTCAAGGCACAGGTAGATCGTGTCGAAGCGCTCGAGATTGGAATACTCGTGCTCGATCCAGGCCTGCTTGTTGCCGCTGCCGCCGCCGAACGGAACCGACAGCGCCGGCTTGCCGTACTGCCAGGCGGTCATGGCGTCGATCTCGCCTTCCACGATGGTGACTTCGCGGGCGTCGGCCGGAACTGCCTGCCAGCCGAACAGGCACGGCTCAGTGCCTGGCGATGTGCGAATGCCGGTCTTCTTGCCGTTCTCGTCGCGGTCAATGCCAATGGTCTTCCAGTGAACCAGGCCGCCGTCACGCAGGTAGGGAAAGACGATCAGCCGACCCTGCTCTGCGATCTTGAACTTGGCGATGGTTTCAGCCTTCAGGCCGCGGCCCTTCAGGTAGGCCATGACCGGGCTATCTGCCTTCGGCGTGGCGCACTTCGGCCGATCTGGGCGGGCAAATTCCTTGACCTTGGGCGATTCAAGCTTCGGCTCGTGAACGCCCAAGTAGCTCTTGGCCTCGCTCAGCGCGGTCCGCATATCGCAGCCGCGAGTGGCGCGCCACAGGTCCAGCAGGTCGCCCGTCTCACCGGTCGAGAAATCGCACCAGACGCCGGCCTTTTCGCCCTTCAGGTGGACGCCGAGGCTCTGCCCCTTCTCACCATTGGTGCTACCCACACGCCACTCGGAGCCTTCACGCTTACCGGCCGGCAGCAGGTAGTGGCACACGTCGTTGACGCGATCAGCCAGACGGCTGGCAATCTCGGAGGGAGTCATGCCTGCCCCCTGGACTTCAGGTAGGACCAGGCGTAGCCGGTGGCCGGATCGTGGGTTTCGGTGTTGCGGACTTCCCAGCGATTTTCGATGGCGTTCCAGTACTCGAAGTCGCCCTTGCGGGTCAGCGGCGGGCAGGTACGGGAGTCGCCCTTCACGACGCCACCAGCGGCAGTGGTACGCAGCGGGTGGATGTTCGAAGCCAGCGCCTCGCGCCAGTGTTCGTCCGGCCCGAGGAATGTCGCGGCCTGCTTCACGAACGACGTGCCGATGTTGCCCTTGGCCTGCATCTGGTCGGCGTAACGCTTGGCCGACAGGATCAGGTCTTCTGCCTTCACGCCCGAACGGAGTCGAGCATTCCAGGCTTTGAAGGCGCCCTTCTTGGAGTTTCCGCCTTCACGCTTCGGGTACTCAGCCCAGAACGCTTCGAACTCAGCCGAGTAGGCGCTCGTGTCATCGGCAGATGGCACAAGAGCTTTTTGCTCTTGCTCTTCTTTGGTTTTGGTTATTGGTTCTTGGTTAGTTTTCGATCCGCTTTCTTCTGGGTTAGCGGAAATAACCGGCTGGGTTTCTTCTGGGTTATTTTGGCTTTGCTCTGGGATGGCGTCTGCTTTACGAGGACGCCCGCCACGCTTGCCATTCTCCGCGGCCTGCTTGGCTTTGGCTTGGTACTGAGCGATAACCTGATCGCAGTGGCTGTGCTGCCAGCCAGCATCTGTTTCAACGAAGAACTCAGCCAGAACCGCGGCCACCTCACTCACGTTTGAGCGCATGCGGATAACGCGGGCAATGGCATCAGCATTGCCCTGGATCGGCTGCTCGTTGATGTAGTACAGGTCCAGAAGACGGCGGTAGGCCAGGTCTTCAGTAAGGTCGAGGTGAGCCGTGCGGAGCATGTAGTCGCCCGGATGGAACGGATAGAAGTTCATGCTCAAATCTCCAGCTCGTCAGTGACGCGCTTGATGAATTCGTCGTAGCTCTCGGCCATCTGAATGCCCAGCTCTTCCAGGGCGCCGCGATAGGCCTTGGCCGATCCGTAGAGCACCCAGCGCTCACGCTCAGGCAGATGCTTGAATGCCGAGTAGGAAGGCCACGGCCCCGCGATAACGGCGCTTGCGCGCTGCTGGCTGGCTTCCGGGTTGTAGTAGGAATCGAAATGGTTCATAATTTCCTCACCTCGTAAGTGGTGTTGTTGAAGAACCCGGGCCGTCATCCCGGGTTTTTTATTGCCTGCAGTTCCGGGTACTGGATGAATCCACACCCTCTCCGCTTCGCTTACCTGTCCGATCCGCTGGCCCTAAGATGGGAACCATGGAAACCACTGACAGGGATGTCTCTTATGCAACCGCCGCTGAACTACCCGGCTCGTCTTCACGCTTGGCGATCAACTTCCGGCGAGACTCTTTCTCAAGAACGCACTGCATCGGGTAGGAAAAACCTCCTGCTGCACGGCACTGGGAAACTCGGCCGCTGCTGACACCAAGCGCATCTCCAATGGCTCGACCCGAGCCAAAGAACGCCAATGCTTCGTCGAATGTCATTTCAGCTCTCCGCTATTTGTGCGGTCAGTTTAGGCATCTTAACACGCAAAGGCAAGGAATCTAAACTCAATAAGCCTTTAGAATCCTAAACATGGAATTCAAAGACCGATTGACCCAGCGTCTTAAGGAAACCGGCTTGACTCAGAGCGAGCTGGCCAAGCGGATCAACGTCTCGAAAACGACGATCACTTTCTGGAAGACCGGCGTGAACAAACTGAGCGGCGAGAACCTGATGGCTCTCGCTAAGGCACTCCGCTGCTCTGCTCGCTGGCTGGCCACTGGTGAGGGCTCCGCCGTTCCCGAAGGCCTGAGCCTGGACAAGCCGTGGCTGGATATGGATGACGCCAGCAACGTCGAGCAAGGCCCGCCAATCGTCAGCCCGTATCGCGCCATCCCTATCGTCGGCACTGCGCAGATGGGCGCCGAGGGCTACTGGTATGCCCTGGAAGAAGCTGACGGCACTGTAGACGCCTACTCGCGCGACGCCAGCGCCTACGCGCTACGGCTGAAGGGTGACTCGATGGAGCCCGCGATCCATAGCGGCTGGGTCGCAGTGATCGAGCCGGATCGGGACTACTTCCCAGGCGAGTACGTCATGGTCCGCACCACCGAAGGCGAGAGCATGTTGAAGCGGCTGCTCTACTGCAACGAGGCGGAAGTCAGCCTGCTTTCAGTGAACGGCCATGCGATCCGCAACATCCCCACGGAGCAGATCGAGCACATCCACTCGGTCGGCGCCATCGTGCCGCCCAGTAGGGCCAGGGTTTAGCAGCCCTCTCCTACTTAGGTCTGAGCCACTTCTTTACATGTGGCAAACGGCCACCATGTTTCCTCTTGCCCGGTGAAACCCTCACAATTACTGTGTGGATATCCAGCAGTAAGGAGGATTCACATGCCAGGACCAGCAGTCGTCACCAATCAACGCCAGCTCTCCAGCTACAGCCGCCTCGTGCGGCGCGTAAACCTCACCATCACAGCGCCTACTGCGCAGCGCGAACGCCAGGCCAACCTCAGGCCGGGGCCGGATGATCGCCCTGAAGACTGGGAGCGCCTTCTTGAAGAGATCGAGCAGGCCGACAACGTGACCATGCGTCGAAGACCAGACGGAAGTGTCCACGTCATCTGGACCGGATCGGAACACTGACACCCTAGCCCGCCCTTGCGCGGGCTTCTTTTTTGGCTCGCTGTTAAGTTTTCTTTAAAAACTTGTTGACGCTTTTTGTTTAGTTCTCTAAATTCTCACTCATCGAAGCGAAACACAGCGACGACAGGCCGAGAGGCCTCGGGTGATCCCGAAACGCTCTTTAAAACTGAAGCGCAACAACCAAACAGACCGCATTGCCTCTGCTGGCGACCGGCGATCAGACAGCCCCGAAAGGCTGCCAACGCGAGGAAAAACCTCGACGGCTGACGATGGCATAGCCAGAACCGTGCGAATGACCCAGCACGCAATGCAAAGCGCCTAGATCCCCAGGGCGTGTAAGGGGAGTGACTTTCACTGATGCCCGTTGGAGACAGCGGGCATTGGGAAAGCAGCAAGACCCAAAGCAAGGAGAACCACGATGGACACGATCCAAATTGATGGTTGGCAAGGACGCCTCGGCGAAGGCCTGGCACCGCGCCAGTTGCTGGCCGTTCTCTGGGCAGCAACAGACAAGACGGCAAAGGAAATCGCACGGCTGATGGACTGCAGCCACTACACCGTCAAGCAGCAGCTCGACGACGCCCGTTTCAAGCTGGGCAACCAGCGCACCACTCGCGGCCTCTGCCTTGAAGCCATGCGCCGGGGAATCATCGCCCCGCTCGTGCTGGCGTTATTGGTAGGCGCCGAGCACAACACGCAGGTTCGCCCGATTCGCCGTCCAGAGGCTCCCCGCTCTCAGGTGGTAGTGAGAGCGCAGCGGATGGAAGAGGCGCAGTTGGCGGCTTGATGAATCACAACACGAACGGAGCAACACCATGAACGAACAGCTGCAACAGGCGCTGGCCGCCATCCTGAACAAGACGATGGCAGGCGTTGAGGCCGGCGCGTCATTCCTACAGGCAGAGCTGCCAGACGTTATCCAGCAGCTCCTAGCTTGGAAGCTGTACTCATCGATCGCTTACGGTGCGATTGGCGCGCTAATGCTGGCAGGGGTGGTCGTGCTCTTGATCAAGTCGATCAAGAAAGAGCAGGTAACCGCTGGCGGCGGCGTGCACAGAAACACCAAGCCAACCTTGGTCTGGGACTGCGATGGCGACGTTCATCCTGGCGTTTTGATCCTCGGAACCATTGCGGTTATTGGCGCGATCTTTGGCATCGCCTTGCTTGCAGAACTTATGACAGCCATGCAAATCGCTGTAGCGCCAAAGATATTCCTCATCGAATACGCCGCCAGCCTAGCCAAGTAGCCACCCCACCCCCGCAGCTTGGCGACAGGCTGCAGCGGGAACCCATCAGCACATAGGAGGCAGCAATGCCACATTTCAGCATCCGATTGACTGCCTTCTGCGATTGCGTGATTGAGGCAGACAGCGAAGACGAAGCAATGGACATCGCCCTGGCCGACGCAAGCTCTGGCGACTACACGTTTGACACTGGCGAGAGCTGCGGCGAGATCGCTGATGCCGACCTGAGCAGCTACCTGAACTGCTGCGATTTCAAGTCGCTAGCGCCGAAGAAACCATGCTAACCGGCCCCGAAGTCCTGATCCTCTGCGCCATCCTCGCAGCGCTGTACATGTGGGATTGGTGGAGAAGGAATTGGAAAGGCTGAACACCGCCTGAACCAGCCAGGCCAGACCCTCAGGTCTGCGATAACCGTACGGCGCGCGGTGCTGGTAGCGCCATGACCATCAGCTGGAGCCGATCCGGCGCCACGGAAGACAACTCCTGCCTAGCGCCTGCCGGGAATCGGTAGCAGGCATTCATTCCCCCGCCCATCCGGGCAACCGAGGTATCCACCATGTACAGACACGAACCAGGGGTTCGGGAATACCCGTGCCCGGATGACAGCGTTTCCGAGGCAGAGCAGGTGCTGGCCGCGCTCGACAGCCTCCACGAACCAACCATGCAGGCCTACGCCGAGTTCTGCGAGGACAAGCTTGAGGTGCCGGCCGCTCTGGCCAAGGCGCTGATCCTGTCCATCTGCTCGCACGGCTGGGAATCGCTACGCAGCCGCATCGGCTACTCGAACGAATGGCTAGACGAAGCCCTGAACGAGATCGTCTGGAGCATCGACAAGCAGCAAGCGGCATTCATCGAACACCACGCGGCGCAGTTGCGCAGCAAGGCAGAGCAGATCAAGCAGGAGGCGGCATGAGCAAGGAAGTGAAGCGGTACGGCATGTGCGGATTTGAGTCCGGCATCGTTGAGATGGAAGACGGGCCGTATGTCCACGCGGCCGACTACGACGCCCTTCTCGCTGAGCGGGATGCGAGGCTGCTGCAGGTCGACACGTTGACCGATTGGTATTCGCACAGCCTGGAAGTGATCAACGAGGTCATGACTGCGCTGCCAGGCGTTTACTACATGGACACGCCGGACGGTGGAGACGTATCGATCCCAGAGCAGGTGCGCCGCATGGCGAAGGATGCCGATCGCTACCGGTGGCTGCGCGAGCAGAAGGCTGAAGACGGAATGGCCATCCTGCCAATATGCAAATGGGTGAAGCCAGCAATGCTGATCACTACGCCATTCGATTCCCCCGAGATGGTGGATTCCGTCATCGACGCCGCCCTGCAAGGAGCCAAGCCATGACTCGAATCACACGGCTACAAATCACCGCAGAGATTGACGGGGCTGTATGCCACATAAAATTTCCGGCCGAGTGCCAGGACGTTTTGATCCAGATGATCCAGTCGCTATCTGGCGGCTCAATTGAGGCTGTAAAGCTGCCTGATTCGTTCCGGTTTGCAACTCTCGGCGAGGCCATGCAAGGAGAGCAGCCATGAACGCCTACGTCCTCAAGGAGCTGGCCGGCGCCATAGGCATCACCGTAGCCGGATCGCTTATCGGAACTCTCGCCTACGTGGCGCTATTGGGGGGTGTGTGATGGCTAGCCAACGCCAAAGAGCACTCCGCTACGCATGGTGGCGGGGCTTCGCAGTGACCCTTGCACTACTCACCGGCTGGGCTATCGCTCACGGCCTTGCAGATCGAATCACCAACGGGGCGCCGCTATGAGAACCCTCCCGCTCCACTACGACACCGGCCCGCACGACGACACCCCATCAGGCCACAGCTTCGCAGCTGCTTGGTGGGCTCTCCTGGGATTCGCAGCACTGGACATGCTTATCGTCTTCCAGTGGGCGGCGATTAATCACTTTTTCGGGTAACACAACCTACTGACAGGCTGCGCGAGACGCGGCCAAGGAGAACTCATGTCTACGGAATTGGCCCTTGTGCCGCCAAAGGAAACCGCACTGCAAGTCTTCCAGGCTGCGAACGGGCTTGACCCATACCTGCAGCAGATTCGCGCCGAGATCGACGCTTTCGTGCCGGACGTATCGACGAAGAAAGGCCGCGACGCCATCGCATCGATTGCCCATAAGGTCGCCCGATCCAAGACGGCGCTCGACAACGTAGGCAAGGAGCTAGTCGCCGAGCTGAAGGAAATCCCGAAGAAGATCGACGCCGAGCGCAAGCGGATGCGCGACACGCTGGACGCTTGGAAGGACGAGGTGCGGGCGCCACTGAATGAGTGGGAGCAGGCCGAGGCGGATCGGGTGGCTCGGCATGAAGAGCGAGTGCAACAACTGCGCGACTTTGCTATGTGCGACAACCTTCAGGCAGCTGGCATCCGCGTTCAAATCGAAAACCTTGAGGCAATCGCAGTAGATGCAGGCTTCGAGGAATTCGAGGCAGAAGCACACCGCGTGAAGACTACGGCGCTGGTGATGCTCCGCAATGAGCTAGTGAAGCGCGAGCAGTACGAAGCCGAACAAGCCGAACTCGAACGCCTCCGCGCCGAAGCCGCCCAGCGCGAGCAGAAGGACCGCGAGGAGCGCATTGCCCGTGAAGCCGCCGAGCAAGCCCAGCGCGAAGCTGAGCAGCGCGCACAGGCCGAACGTGACGCGGCAGCCAAGCGCGAAGCCGACGCAAAGGCCGCAGCCGAGCGCCGCGAGCTTGAGCTGAAGCTGCAGGCCGAACAAGCAGAGCGCGAGAAGCTGGAAGCCCAGCGCCGGGCCGAGCAGGCCGAGCGTGACGCTGCCGAACGCGCCGAGCGCGCAGCAGCAGCCGAACGCCAGCGCCAAGCCGACGAGCAGGCCCGCGTTGAGGCGGAAGCCAAGGCGCGCGAGGCGGACAAGGCACACAAGGCAGCGATCAACCGCGCCGCACTTGAAGCGTTCGTTGCCGGCGGCATGACCGAAGAGTGCGCCAAGCAGGCCGTGACGCTTATCGCCAAGCGCCAGATTCCAAACATCCAGATCACTTACTGAGGTAGATCCGATGAGCACCGCACTGACACCGCTACTGAACAAATTCGCCCAGCGCTACGAGATGGGCGCCACCCCGGCAGAGGTCGCCAACACCCTGAAGCAGACCTGCTTTAAGGGCCAGGTCAGCGATGCGCAGATGGTCGCCCTGCTGATTGTCGCGGATCAGTACAAGCTGAACCCGTTCACAAAAGAGCTGTACGCCTTCCCGGACAAGAACAACGGAATCGTGCCGGTCGTTGGCTTGGATGGCTGGTCCCGCATCATCAACGAGCATCCGCAATTTGACGGGATGGACTTCGAGATGCCGGCCGATGGCAGCGAGTACACCTGCCGGATTTACCGGAAGGACCGGAAGCACCCGACCAGCATCACCGAGTATATGTCCGAGTGTAAGCGCAACACTCAACCCTGGCAGTCGCACCCGAAGCGGATGCTGCGTCACAAAGCCATGATCCAGTGCGCCCGCCTTGCGTTCGGATTTGCCGGCATCTACGACCAGGATGAAGCCGAGCGCATCGTGGAGCGCGACGTGACGCCCGACGAGACGATCGAGGACGTTACCGAAGCTCTATCAATGATCAACGCAGCGCCGACAATGGAAGACCTGCAAGCCGCTTTCGGCGATGCCTGGAAGGCCCACAAGTCGAAAGGCGCACGCGACCAACTGACAACCGCCAAGGACGCCCGCAAGAAGTTCCTTATGGAGCAGCCGGTCGATGCTGAGTACGAGGAGGTGAGAGATGGATCAGCGCAGTGATGAATGGTTCGCAGCCAGGCTTGGCAAAGTCACGGCAAGCAAGGTCAAAGACGTAATGGCAAAGGGGCGCGGAGGCGCCCCTTCTGCTACCCGCCAGAACTACATGATGCAGTTGCTGTGCGAGCGGCTGACTGGAATGCCTGGCGGCGAAGACCTTTCCCGCAAACCGGCCGTTCAGCGCGGAAACGAACTGGAGCCTATCGCACGCTCCGCTTATGAGGTCGACAAAGGCCTGATGATCGTCGAGGCGGGCTTGCTTCTGCACCCGAAGATCGCAAGCTTCGGTGCCTCGCCAGACGGCTTGATCCTGCTGCCCAAGGGGCGTGGCGGCCTCGAAATCAAATGCCCGAATACGGCCACCCACGTCGCCACCATCCAATCCGGCAAGCATGACCCGCAGTACGAATGGCAGATGTTCGCGCAGATGGCTTGCGCCGAACTGGAGTGGGTCGACTTCGTGACCTTCGATGACCGCCTGCCGGACGAGCTGCAGTACGCCTGCTTCCGCCTGGAGCGCGACGAGTCACGCATTCGGCAGATGGAAACCGAAATCAAGCTCTTCCTCGAAGAGCTGGCAGAACTTGAACACGAAATGCGAGAGCGCATGAGGAGTAAGGCGGCATGAGTAAGCGATACGACGTAGTAGCAACCATTGGCCAGTACGAGAAGGATGGCCAGACCAAGTACGTCACCCGCAATGTCGGGGCGGTGATCCAGACCTCGAAGGGGTTTCGACTGAAGCTGGACGCTTCGTTCAACCCGGCCGGCTGCCAGCGCTCGGAAGATGGCGGTGTGTGGCTTGCCCTGTTCGAGCCGCGCGACGACCAGCAGCAGACGCAGCAGCAAGCACCGCGTCAGGCGCAGCGGAGTCAGCAGGCCGCGCCGCCGGATGATCAATTCATTGACGACATACCCTTTGCCGACCCCTACCGCGGCGCCCGCTCGCTGCTGATCTGATCCACCCCGGGCGCCCAGCGCGCCCTCCTCCCCGGTACACACCCATGCAAGAGTTCAAGTACGACCGCGTGCACACGCCGGCCGCGCACGAGGCTGCGCGCCAGGAAATCGCGCAGAAGATGGCAGCGTTTGAAGCTGCGAAGGGGCCGGTGAAAACCCAGCCGATCCGCGTAGAGGAAAAACTCATCCCCTACCGCATCACCTGCCCGGAGAAGAAGCAAGCGGCGCGAGCCAAGGCCGTGGCGACCAGAAAGGCCAGATCGGTGGCGGCATGACCCGATCCGAATACCTCAGCCGCGCCCATGAGTTCGCGCCGCGTGGTGAGCAGCTACCGCACGCCAGGCTAAACGCCGAAGTCGTCCGCGAGATACGGACCAACCGCCGCGGGCTCACTGCGCGCCAGTGGGCAGAACAGCTCGGCGTCCACCAGCGAACCATCGACAAGGTGCGCGACTACCGCAGCTGGCGGCACGTCGCATGAAGCTCTGCACCGTATGCAGGAACTACCACCCGTTAGACCACTTCGACAAGGCCAGCCCGGAATTCCCCACCAGAGACGGGCTGCAGCTGGTGTGCCGGAAGGTGACGGCATCCCGTGACTGGAAGCTGGCCCGCGTCGAGGGCGGCAAAGTGGAGATCGTGAAGAAATGACAGACCCCAAATTAAGGCCTGGCGAGCTGATCCGTAAGAAACGAACCGGCCTTGGCTGGACGCAGGAGCAGCTGGCGAAGAAGGCCGGAGTCTCTGCGCACACCGTCATGCGAGTAGAGAAAGGCCGCGGCGTCGACTGGATGCTGATGGTTGCGCTGCTCGATTCCGTTCACGCCGAAGTGATCGTGCGCTAGCCGCCCACCGGAGGCCCCATGCGACCCAAGACCCAAATCTGGCTGCACAAGCCGACCAACACCCGACATTACATTGCCGGATCGAACGGTGCCGCGTTCCTGATGCAGGCGCTGAGCCGTAACCCGCGCTACGCCACCGAGGCGGAACTGAACGACTCGAGAATCTGGAGCAAGGTATGACCAAGCATGACTTGAAGGAACTGGCAGCCATGGGCGCTGAGCTGGGGGCTGCGAAGGCGCGAAACAGCACCAGGCTCAATCGTTGCTCCTTGCCAGACAGAGAGCAACTTTGTTCTTTTTTTGAAGACGTTGGAGACACTGTGCGCTGGAGGGTAAGGCGCGGGTATTCCGCCGCAGGAACCATGGCGACCGGCAAGCTCCAGGGATACCTAACGGTGACACTGAACAAGCGACGGCTTCTTGTGCACCGCATCTTATACAAGATGCGAACCGGACAAGAGCCAGACTATATCGATCACATAGATGGAAACAGGGCAAACAACGCACAGAATAATTTGCGCCCCGCCACAATCTCGCAGAACGGATTCAACCGGCCGGTACAGAAGAATTCTTCCAGTGGGCATAAAAACGTCATGAAGTGCTCGCGTAGCGGTAAGTGGCTCGTTCGAGTGAGAGCTGAAAATGTAGCCCATTACGGGGGGCTATTTGATGACATTGAACAGGCAGCATCGGCGGCGCAGGAATTACGCAAACAGCTTCACGGAGACTTCGCACATGACTAGCCAGGATCTCGCCGCCCTATCCCAGCAGGCCGAGCCCGTCCGCAGTCCTAGGACCGAGGACACGGCTAGCATGGATTCCAATTCTGAGCAAGAGCAATTCACCGCCGTAGACATGGCCACAGCCGCAGCGCAGGGGTTCAGGGATGGGCAGGCGGCAGTAGAGCAAGCCACGGAGCAGGATGAGCGGGAGGCGTGGCGCATCATGGTTTCGGCGCATGCACTGTGCCCGCACGAGCTGACGCATCTGGACAAGATGCGCTGGATGGCCAACTACTTTGTCGAGCAAGTAGGTCCCGCGCAGAAAGTCAACAACGTCGACACTCCCGAGCAGAAGCCGGCAGCTTTCCTATATTACGATGACAGCGATGTGGACGCAGACCTCAAGATGAAGTCTTTTGTCTTGCTTGTCGGCTCGGAAGGCCCCGAGCATCACTTGGCGAGGCATCGCCCTGGTGTTCAGGGGGTATCACCACTCTACGCAGCCCCGCAGCCGGAGCAGAGCGGCAAGTTCGCCATGCACCAACGCGTGCGCAAGACCTCCGGCAGCGAATGGCAGGGCCGTATCTGCGGCACCTACTCCACGGCACTGACCCCGGAAGGCTACGCCGTAGAGAGCGAGGCCCACGCCGGCAGCGTGCAGATTTACCCGGCTAAGGCATTGGAGGCAGTCAATGTGTGACCCGAACCTAAAGCCCGGCTCAGTCATCCTCGAAAAGCGCGAGGAACTCGGATGGTCGCAGGTGCTGCTCGCCAAGAAGGTAGGCGTTAGCCCTTGCACCGTCGGGCGTATCGAGAAAGGCCAAAGCGCCGATTGGTTGACCATTGTTGCGCTGCTGCAGGCAGTTGGCGCGGAGGTGATAGTGCGATGAGCGAAGAACTGAAGCCGTGCCCGTTTTGCGGGTCAGCCGCGAAGCTGGAAGACCACCGAACCATATGGGCGGTGAGGTGCGAATGTGGATGTTGCGTGCTTGGCGCTCGGGCGCCTGAGCCGGAATCTGAAATGCCTGCGGACTATTGGGCGCGCTTTGAAAAAAGCGCAGTCGATGCCTGGAACCGCCGCGCCCAGCCCGCAGAGGCGGAAGGGGTGGACATCATCGGCTACATGGATGGCGACTACCGCCGCGACCAGCCGAGCATCTATATCCCTCACGTCAGAATCGTGAAGTCATGCGCGAAGGACGAAGCGCTGATGACAGTCACGCAGCACCTCGCCGCCCTCTCCGCCGTGACCGCCGAGCGGGATAGGCTGCTTGTTGATCTGGAGCGTGCGCACCGAGCGACAAACAGCGAGTGCCAGTACTGGGCGCGAGAATACGAGCGGCGCAAGGAGGTTCAGGCCGAGCGCGACCAGCTCCGCGCCGAGGTTGAGGGGATGCGGAAGGCATTCATGAGAATGCGCAATGTCGCGGCCGGTTACAGCAACTGCTGCGAATTTGATAGCGCAAATACACGTCGACTGGAACGTGAGTTTGAAGCCGCTGACGAGCTTTTCCGTTCGTCCGCCGCCATGTCTGCGAAGGAGGCGTGATATGCAGCTGACGATCATCGCTGTCCGTCTCGCGTTATTGATGGCCATTGCACTTGTCGGTCATGCGTGCGTATCGAAAGTGTCGGCTGACCGCATGAAGCCTGCGGAAGCATCGTCTGCTCTGCGCGAGATTGCAGACAAGTACAGGCGACTAACCCCCTAACCCCACCCAAACACACAGCCTGCCGGCGAGAGTCGGCGGGGAGGTAGAGACATGCCCGAACTCATCAAGCGGTTCGCCAAGAACACGGCGGGCCGGGACTTTGCCGTGGGCGACATTCACGGATGCTTCACGAAGCTGCAGCAGGCGCTGGACTGGATCGGCTTTGACCCGGCAGTCGATCGGCTTTTCTCGGTCGGCGATCTGGTCGACCGCGGGCCGGAATGTGACATGGCGCTGGAGTGGCTGGCCAAGCCCTGGTTCCACCCTGTGCGCGGCAACCACGACGACTACGTGTGCCGGTACGACAGCTGCGAGCTGGGCAACTGGCTCATCAACGGCGGCGGCTGGTTCCTCTCGCTCAACAGCGACGAGCAGGCAGAGTACGCCGTCCAGTTCCGCGAGTTGCCGATCGCCATTGAGCTAGAGACGGACGCCGGCCTGGTTGGCATCGTGCACGCCGACTGCCCGTTCCCGACATGGGCGCAGACGGTCGCAGAGTTGACAGAGCCGGAGTCACCGAAGCGCCTGAAGCTGGTCAAGAACAGCTGCATGTGGTCGCGCAAGCGCATGGAAGATGACGACGAGTCGGGGGTGTCTGACCTTCGCGCCCTAGTCGTAGGCCACACGCCACTACCGAACGGCCCGGTGAAGCTGGGCAACGTGCTGCACATCGATACGGCCGGCTGGCACCCGTCCGGGCGCTTCACGCTGCTGGACCTTCGCACACTCGAGCCAGTCAGGCACTAGGAGATAGACATGCAGCACACATACAAGGCGATAGCAGAGTTCGAGGCGTGGTGGGACAGGCAGCCTCACCGCGAGCAGTTCGAGGATTTGAAGAAGCAGTTCTGCAACGTGGCGGTGGCGTTCTACCAGAAGGGGCGGGAGGACGTGGACATTGAACTGCCGGAACCGCGAGAAGGCCGCACAACGTATCTCGACGACGATGCGCGAGATGAAGGCTGGAACGAATGCCTAGAAGAATGCCGCGCCGCCATCGAAGCAGCCGGCGTAACGGTGAGGGGGTGAGAGATGTTCATGACTCCGCAGGAAGTGGCGGACCTGACCGGCTACCAGAAGCCAAGCAAGCAGATTGCCTGGCTCACGGCTGAGCGGTTTGGGTTCGTGGTAGGCGGTGACGGGCATCCCAAGGTGCTGCGCGACGTTGTATTGTCGCGACTTGGAGCCGTCAAAACATCGAAGAAGGAGCCGCAGCTTAGGCTGACAGGCTGAGGACACGAGCATGCGCCCGAGGAAGAAGGACCGGCATCTGCCGGCATGCATGTACCAGAAGCACGGAGCGTACTACCTGGTTCGCAATGGGAAGTGGGAGCGGCTTGGAACGGATCTTCAGGCGGTACTGATGATCTACGCCAAGCGGATGGCGGCAGGGACGCAAGGCGGCATGCCTGATCTCATTGACCGGGCATTCAAACACCACTGCAAGCTCAAGAAGCTGAGCCCGAACACGGTGGCACAGTATGAAATCGCGGCCGAACGGCTCAAGACGATCTTCGCTGAGTTCGAGCCGCGCCAGGTGCTGCCGAAGCACGTGGCCGCAGTGAAGATGGAGTTGGCTGGCACCCCGAACATGTGCAACCGGATCCTGTCATTCCTGCGCGTCGTGTTCGGCTATGCGCTTGAGTGGCAAGAGGTCGATTCAAATCCGTGCACCGGAATCAGCCGGCACGCAGAGGGCCGGCGCGATCGCTACATCACCGATGCAGAGTTCGGCGCCCTGCTCAACGCGGCAAGCTCTTACATTCGGGCAATCCTTGAAATGTGCTACCTGACCGGCCAGCGCATAGGAGACGTGATCGCTATCCGCCTGGCGGACATCAGCGACGAGGGAGTTTCGTTTGTGCAGGAGAAGACAGGCGCAAAGCTGATCGTGGCCATGACGCCAGACCTGCAGGCCGTCATCGATCGCGCCAAGGCGCTACCGCGCAAGGTCCGGACGCTCACTCTCTTCTGCTCACGCACCGGGAAGCCAGTAAGCTATGAAACCGTGAAGGAAGCGTTTCAGGCGCTGCGCGAGAAGACTGGCATTCATGACGTGAAGATCCACGACATCCGCGCCAAGTCGCTCACCGATGCCGACAGGGAAGGCAAAAACGCACAGACGCTTGGAGGCCACGCCGACGCAAGAATGACCGCTCGCTACCTGCGCGGCCGGTTGCCGAAGATCGCCCAGGCGCCGACAATGCCGTCCCGGATCGGCTGAAGTATTAGACAGAATCGATGAGTATTAGACAGAAAGCCTCAGAGGCCAGTAACGACGGGCTTTCTAGCCACACTCCGATGATGCAACATTAGCGAAAGAATCAGGCTGGAAGCTGCGTAGAATCAGCGCTTCAGCGATTCACTGTCTAAAATACAACCGGTACATAGCTCATCTACAGGCCAGTAACTGCGCGGCACGATGACCTAGTATTAGACAGCCAAGGAGGCACGATGCCCGTCCGTATCATCGTCTGCGGAGGCCGCGACTACGCCGACCGCGCCCGCGTTTTCGAAGTGCTCGACCACATCCTGCTCACTCGTGGCATCAGCGAGATCATCCAGGGCGAGTGCCCAACCGGCGCCGACCGTTTTGCCAGAGAGTGGGCGCTAAACCGTGGCGTCCCCTGCTCCGATCGGTTCATAGCGCGCTGGTGGGATCTCGACATGCCGGGCGCCCTGATCAAGATCAACCGCAACGGCAAGAGATACGTCGCCAATGCCGGCCCGATTCGAAACAGGCAGATGCTGGAAACGAAGCCAGATGGTGTCGTGGCATTCCCCGGCCACAAAGGCACTGCCGATATGTGCCGCGCAGCACAGGAGGCCGGAGTCCCGGTCTACCGTCCTCGCCCGTCCGGGCAACTCTAATTCCCCTTTACGGCGTCATAAGCTTTCTCACACGTGGACCCAGCTATTCCTCGCTCGTCGGCGACTCCAGCATAGAGTTGAGCAGTCTCTCCAATCCGGCCGAACACGTCGGCTCGCACTCGGGCGGCGTCCTCGGCTGCCTGGCTGAGCTGGGCAGTGATGGCATTGCCGGCGTTACGACCGCGCCGCTCAGCTGCTTCGAGTCGCTGCTGCAGCCGCTCAAGAGCACTACCAGCGCGCTCAGCATCAATACGCGCTGCAGCCAATTGTTTCTGTGCCTCTGCATCTGCTTTCTCCGTCGCGGCCTGGCGCCGCTGGTTTTCCTGAATAACGAACAGCGCAGCGCGGCGGTCGCGCTCGCTGACTTCGGTGCGGTAGGAGGCCAGATCGGCCTGTGCCTTCGAGGCTACAGACTGCGCCGACAGCACCCGCATCTGCTGCCCGCCGGCCACAACAGCCAGAGCCAGCACCCACCAGGCCCAGCCGGGCACGAACTTCAGCCAGGCGGTCATGACTTGCCCTCGAACAACGCGCGCTCGGCAGCCCGGCGCTTAACCAGCCCCGGAAGCTCCTTGCCACCTGCCTTTGTCCAGCGATCGAACTGAGCAGCGGCGCCCTTGTAGTCGCCAGCGTTCAGCAGTCGCAGCAGCGTCGAATTGCCGAGGTTGGCGGCGCCAAGGTTGTAGGTGAACGAGACCAAGGCGTCGAACTGGCCCTGCGTCAGTGGCACCTTTACCAGGCGCAGAACCTGATCCTCGAACCGCTTCACGTCGGCGCGCAGCAGAATCTCAGCGCGCTCCTTCGTGATCGTGTCGCCCATCTTCACGCCGGCCGTGGTGCCGTAGCCGATGGTTGGGATATCGGCTGGACAGCGATATGCAGACAGGCGCAGCCCCTCGAAGGACTTGATCAGGTCAAGCCCCTTCTGTGATGTGTGCATGTTTTCTCCAGGCGTAAAAAAGCCCCGACTGGCGGGGCTTGGTTTGGTTTCTGGATTTAGTGCCATCTTAATTGGCGCGCCGCTACGATCACTTGCTAGCGTGTCGCCCCAACAGCCCAAGTTCCCGGCGAGCCAGAAGCTGTACAAACCCAGAACACAGCCCCAGTCGCAAGGACGTTAGTGTTCCAGCAGATATCCCCCCGCTGAAATGCGGCTGTCGATCCAGCAGCCTGCGGGTTCTGCTGCCCGTGGTATTCTCGGCGCCCGTGCCCCGGCAGGAATGTTGAGGGGCTGTTCTGCGCGCCTGATGCGAACCCTACGAAGTCGTTTGAATCACAGAACAGCAGCGAGCCATCAACTCGCACAGTCTTCAGACTATTAGTCCGAGTCCCCTCGATATGAACCGAATCTCTTGTTGATGTAAATATCAGGTTTGCGCTAGCCGCATCGCCAGACGTGAACTGAATCCGGTTATTCCTGAAAAACGCTTTTGGCGTTGCCACCTGCGACGGTAGCGGGTTTGCCGTGTTCGCGATTAGTATCGGCACGTCATTGCCCGCGCCTGCCAAGTTGTTGAGCCCACAATCGATCAGGGTGTTGTTTATATAATCGATGTCATCAAACTGACTGGCGGATATTCCAGATGCGCCACTTTTTTTAATAGTATTACCAAACAGCGTACCCGAGGAGTTACGGAACGAGATACCGAAGCGTCCAGTATCGTTGATGTTGTTAGGACCTATCTGAGCGTCTACACAGTGATTTAGAATCAAGCCATCCTGCGTGACGTTATTGATGGTATTACCCACCACCTCAACACCAAAAACTTTCTGGTCAGTGCCATCCGACAGGCTTGTGCTGATAACCGCAAAACCATCACCGCAGTCGTCTACCGTATTGCCGGAGAAAACAATACCTGTATGGTTTAGAGCCCCTACAGTTGCCAGTCCTCGCCCCGCGTAGTTCTCCAGCTGCATTTTGCATGCCTGGTTGTTCACGTTACGGAACGTGTTTCCGGTAACTGTCATCCCGCTGCATTCGATAGTGTAGATACCGTGCTGTCCAGGGATTCCGTCAATCGTGTTACCAGAAATGATCAGGCTCTTGCAGCGGTTGTGGAAGATGCCGAATGCAGTCCCGCGAATTTCGTTATTAGAGATATTCGCCACGAAATCCATGCGAGCTATATCGTCCGAAAACCCGCCGATGGCGAAGTCTTGACCGTTAGCACCCGCTGCAATATAGGTAGAGCCAATACCCTCAACTAAATTATCATGGATAAAGAGGTGATCCGATT